TCAGCCTCGGCGGCACGACTTCGACGGGGTTCATCAACAACAACTACGTCCTCTGCCTCGACGCCTCGGCGCCGCTGCTGTTCACGGCGACGACGGGTCTCGGGGCTTTCGAGAATTACGTCTCCGGCGCAATCACTCTCTCGGGTCTGTTGACCCCTGCCAACGCTTAACCGCCCTCAAACATACAGGAGGGCGGGATGCCCAACACTTCACTCAATGCCTACTACCCCGACGTGCTCAACGGCAACGTCTTCATCGGTTCGACACCGGCTGCGGGCGTCGCCCTGCCGATCTCGACCGGCACGGCGGTCACCTGCGCGCTGTGGAACACCTCGATCAACCGCAACGCGGTGTTGGTCGGGGTCGAGATCGGTTATACCTCGGGCACCATCGCGCTGGGACAGTTCGGTCTCGCCAACCAGTTCGTCGGCAACGCCGTCAATTCCGGCGGTCCGCTGACCGCCGCGACGGCGGGCACGCCCAAGAACGCCTATCTCGGTGCGGGCCAATCCTCGGCCATGACCTTCATCCCTGCTACGGCGACACTCGCCACCGGCGGAACGGCGGTCCGCTGGTTGGGCAAGTCGATCGAGTCCGCCACGGCTGGTCTTGGCATCTTCGACGGCCACATCCTGCTCAGCGTGCCGTTGATCGTACCGCCCGGCCAGATCGTCTTCGTCTGTGGCTCCGTCGCTCAGACGGCGCTGTTCAGCGTCTCGCTGATTTGGGAAGAAATCTAAGGCCCTCGGGGCAGGAGTCCTGAGCATGGCGGTTTCGAAGTTCGGAATGAAAGACTGGTTGCTCGGCTGGCTCGTGCCAGCCGACATCGGCATGGCGGCCGTGCAGGCCGTCGCGCTGACCGACACGGCAGGCGTCCCGGTAGGGTCCGGGGCACCGCTGTCGGTGACGGTGGTCAATGCCGGGGGCGCGGCAACACCGGTGGTCGAAGCAGCGGTTGTCTCCACGGGCAATAGCAGCACTAACCTGCTGGGGGCCAATCAGGTCTTCACCGGGCCGTGGGTGAGTGTGCTTAATTACGGCGCGATTGTTGTCAATGTTATTTCCGATCAGGCGTCGGCAGCGAACGGCCTATCGATCCAGCAGTCGAGCGATGGTATCAACGCCGACGATATCGATGCGTATACGACTGTCGCCAATACGGCTTTGAAAGTGGTCAGCCCGCGCCAAGCAGCGTTCGCACGCGTCGTCTATACCAATGGGGCTGTGGCGCAGGGTAGCTTCCGCATCCAGACTATCTTATCGCCGCAGATGCCGACCGCCACGGCAATCCAGCCTGGCGACGGGACCTCGCTCTCCAATGATTTTGCCGCTGTCGCCGCAGTGACGTATCTTTACAACGGCACCACCGAAGATTTGACACGCTCCATTAACGCTGCCGGCAATACTGGAACGGGCACGGCCGCGGTGGCTCTGACCGAACTCAGCGGCACCCGGCTGACCAAGGTCACGCTCAACATCACCACGGCGACCACCACGGCGGTGATCGCCGGCACGGCGTCGCAGCTGGTGAGGGTCTATAAAGTGGTACTCAACGTCGCCGCCGCGCAGACCATCAACGTCATTTCGTCGGGCGGCGCATCGCTGGTCGGAGCCCCGATGTCGTTCGGCGCCAATGGCGGGCTGGTGCTCGACTTCGACGGCGAGCCATGGTGGACCACGGTGGTCGCCGAAGGGCTGTCGCTGGTGACCACGACGACCGGCGCGGTGACAGGCACGATCTACTACATCAAGGCGGTGTAACGATGAGCTTCATGGGCGGAGGTCTCGGACCTACCCAACCGCTGTTCGTCCTGCGCAGCGCCAATATGCAGTCCACCTCGGACCAGAGCTTCGTCAAGCAGGGATCGTTCACCAACTACGTAATGACAATGGCGGTCGCTATCCAGAAGACTGGCGGCACCTCGGTGGCGTGCGTTGGCGGCATCTACACCTCGGCGGCCAAGGGCGGCACGCCGCTCATTGGCGCGGCGCAGTCCTGGGTGTTGTTGACCGGCAGCGGAAAGACCGTGCAGGCGACGCTAGCGGCGGTCATCGCGACCGATGCACAGAGCGCCACGCCGATCCTGTCGCTGACCACCGGCAGCACGGCCGCCGCTACGGCGGACGTGTTCATCTACGGATTCCTGGTCGATTGAGGTAGGCGGATGACGGGGTCAAATTCTGGCGTGTTTGAGCCCTCGTTCATAGATGCCATAGAAGCTGATCTGTGCTAGGGTAAAGCATGGCCGCAGCAGTCACCAACTCAGCAATCGTTTATCAGGCGACAAACGCCGTTAATGGGCACCGCTACATCGGCTTTACGACGCAGGGCTTAGAGAAGCGCAGGTATCAGCATGTATGGGCTGCGCGTAAAGGCAGCGGGTACCATTTTCATAACGCCCTTCGAAAATATGGCGCCGAGAATTTCGTCTTCGAAGTGCTAGGCGATTTCGACGATGATGACGAACTGGCCAAGCTCTACGAGTGCGAGGCGATCGCTAAATATCGGCCAGAGTACAACCTGACCTATGGCGGTGAAGGCGGGACGATGCACCCGACGACGCGTAAAAAGATCGGTGAAGCGAATAGCCGCCGTATTATTACAGACGAGATTCGAAAGAACCTCGGTGACGCGCAACGTGGCACCAAACGAGGCCCAGAGACCAAAGCTAAGATGCGCGCGGCGCAGCTAGGACGTAAGCACACACCTGAAACGCTTCAAAAAATGAGCGAGGTTCAGCGGGGGCATTCAACTAGCGATGAAGCTCGTCGGAAGATGAGCGCCGCGCGGAAGGGCCGAGTGTCACCCGCCAAGGGCAAGAAGTGGAGCGTTGAGGCCCGCCTAAAAATCAGTTTAGCGCGTAAAGGCCGACCTTCGCCTTTGAAAGGGGTGAAGCTCACCGAAGAGCACAAACAAAATATACGCGCCGCGCTAGGAGTCGCTCCGCATATTAGGACCGCTGAAAGAACCGCAGCGGCCAAAGCTAACGCAATTAAAGCACGCGAAGCGCTTAGGCGGCCTGTAAAGTGCTTAGATGACGGAAGGGTGTTCGATAGTTCTAACCACGCTGATCGATTCTATGGGTTCGCCATAGGGTCCGTTAATCGGGTGGTGCGTGGACGGACCAGAAGCACACATGGGGCGCGTTTTGAGTACGCGGTGAAAGAATGACCGTATCCAGTTTGCACGATTTTAACCCGGTCTTCACCGACGCGATCGAAGAAAGTTTTGAACGGGCCACGGGTACCGAAGGGGGCATGCCGCGCGACGGATATTCGATGCGCAGTGCTAGGCGTTCGATCAATCTTTTGCTGTCGGATTGGTCAAACCGCGGCATAAATTTATGGACGCTGGAGACCCGAACACAGGCGCTGACCTATAACGTTGGCGAGTACGACCTGACTGCGATCTCCGGCAATGACATCGTCGATGTGATCGAACAGGTCGTCCAGATCCCGCCAACGGTTTCCGGGCCTAATGTTGCGCGCCTGAATGTGACGCGAGTCTCGATCAGCACTCAAGCGACGCGGACCAACCCGAACAATCAAGGCCGACCGACCGAGGTCTGGTATGATCGTCGCGCAGATGGCGTGACGGCGCATCTCTGGCCGCTCCCGGATGCCACCGGCAGCTACACGCTCTATTATACCGTTCTACGCCGCATGGATGACGCTGGCGCCTATACGAACACCGCCGACATGCCGTTCCGGTTCCTGCCCGCCTTCATTGCCGGACTGGCGTTCTACATCGCCCAGAAGCGCCAGCCAGACAACATCCAGTTGATCGACCGGCTCGAAGCCGACTACGAGAAGACGTGGACGCGTGCTGCTGAAGAAGACCGGGAACGCGCCACACTTACGCTTACCCCGAGAATGACCGGCTATCGGGCGTATTCGAGGTGAGCCAAAACCAGATCAGCCCCCCATGGGCTCTTGGTCAGTGCGACATCTGTGGCTTCCATTACAAGCTGAACCAGCTACGCGATGTCATCTTCGACCAGCGGCCCACGGGATCGAAAGCCTGCCCGACGTGTTGGGATCTTGACAGCGCTCAGCTTCAGCTCGGCCGAGTTCGGGTGCTGGACCCACAATCACTAATCAATCCGCGACCCGATTTGAACCGCCCAGGCTCCACCAGTTACTTCGGGTGGATGCCAATTGGCTCACCGCTATCGGTCGGGTCTATCCAGTGTTCCGTCGGCGACATAACCGTGCTAATTGTCTAATCAAGCAACAGGAGGCCAGCGATGGCGAACAACGTCTCAAAAGGCATGAAAGCCGCCATGCGCGGCAAAGGCGCCGGGCCCAAGATGACCGCCGGCGCGGCGGGCGGGCTCGGGCGCATCCAGAAGTCCGATGCCGCCGGCGGCAAGGGCTCGGCCAAGATCAAGAGTACCTGATTATGATGACGAGAAAGCCACCTGCCGTTCCGCCGTCTATGCCGACGCGGTCTGAACCGATGGCCCGGCAAGCTAACTGGGCCAAGCCGAGTATGCCAAAGGGCAAAAATGCAGACGGCACGCCCGCCGTACCAGTTGTCCGCGCTAACCGCCCGCCGCCGGACACGAAGAGGCAGGTTTTTGCCTACTCTCACGGCGGTATGGTCGACAGCCATCGCGGCTGGGGTAGCGCACGGAAGCCAGGAGCCAAGAAATGATGACCAACGACCGAGGCCGGGGTGGCACCGGCCCGCGCAAGGAAGGCGTTACCATCCCGCGCTACGGCATCAGCCCGCAGCTCGCCCCGCCGCGCCTGACGGCCGCCGATAAGGAGTGCCTCAACTCCGAGGTCGTGTCGCGCCCGCAGTCGATGTCTACCAAGCGGATGAAGTGAGCGCGTGACCACGCTGGCGGTCATGACGGCCGAAATCGAGTCCTACACGACCTACGATGATCCAGCGTTCGTCGCCGAGATCCCGCGCTTCATAAAATCGGCCGAAGAGAGAGTTTTTTTCTTCGTTACCCTGCCGAATTTTCAGCGCAACGTCACCGGCACGTTCACGCTCGGCAATCCATACCTCCAGCTCCCCGCCGATTTCCTTGCCGCCGCCAGTCTGGCGTACGTCACCCCGGTGACTGGTGAGTACGTGTACCTTCTCCCGAAGGATGTGAGCTACATCCGTGAAGTGTACCCAGTTCCCGCAACCACGGGTACGCCAGTGGTGTACGCTCTCTTCACCGCCGATGAAGACGATACCACGATCATCGTTGGGCCTACCCCGGCGGCCAGTTACCCCGCAGCGCTCAATTATTTTTACAAGCCGGCGAGCCTTGTTGATCAACCCACAGGTACTTGGCTCTCGATCAACGCCTATGATACGCTGCTCTACGGGGCGCTCAGTGAGAGCGCCAACTTCTTGAAGAAAACCGCGGGCATCGACAGCATGGGCGACACCTACGAGCAGCGCTTCCTGGTCGGCCTGCAGGGCCTTAAGAACCTCGGCGAGACGCGCGACAAGAAAGACACCTACCGGAACGGCGAGAAGCGGGGGCGGGAGTGACCGACACTGATCGAAAGGCGATCATGGACCGACTGCAGGCGTCTATCGCCGAGACACGCAGCATGACCCGAGAACAGGCGCGAGCACGTTTGGTGGCGGAGGGCTATTTGACGTCCGCCGGTGAGCTGCACGCTAACTACGGCGGTAAGGAATGAGCCTGAGCGTCGGAACGACCTTCGAAGCAGGCGACGTCGAGGTCATCGCCACCTCCGGCCGGGGGCTAAATCCCGACGAGCTCACCCGTATGCTCCTGCCCAAGCTGATCTACATCGGCCCGGACGTGCCCGCCGATGTGCGCGCCGCCGGGCAAGAGCAGATGCATCGCATGGAGGTGCTGCTGAAGCACTACTTCGCGCAGGCGCAGCGCTCGCAAAACACGAGCATTTTCAACATTCTGATGCACGCTGGTCACCCGGAAGCGGCCCAAATCGTGAAGGAACTCTGATGCGTCATCAGCCTCTTCCCTCGCTTGATCGTCTGTATGATCTGTTCCGTCCGAACTTCATGACGGGCGAACTGTTTTGTAGGACGCAACGCGGGAACAGAAAAGTAGGCGAAGTCGCGGGATTTCCAACCCACGATGACCGGTATCTTATGGTCGGCGTAGACGGGAAGAGATACTACGTGCATCGAGTAATGTACGCGTTGTACCATGGCGTCGACCCCGATGAGATGGAGGTTGACCACAAAGATCAGGATACCTTCGATAACCGAGTGGCCAATTTACGCTTGGCTACTAGGTCCCAAAACGGTCAGAACACCCGAGGTTACCGCAAGGGTCTGAAAGGTGCGTATCTGAGCT